TTTTTCGGTCTGTCAGAAATAAGATTCAATTACGATGAAACTCGTTCATTTGGTCCCCTTTCAGTATTAGATGCTACGAGTGGAGGATTCAAACAAAATTCCTTAAAGTATCCACTTGATGTAGGTAGTGCCGACAAAGGCCATTATATGATATTTTTTGTGCGTCAACAAAAAGAGACTCAGTTTTCTTCTGCATATCGTGGTGGTCAAGTCTTTGATTCAAATGCTGAAAGTGCTATTCAGGACCAATTGTCCAGAGGAGTTTCTGTTGCACGTGCAACAAATCCAAGCAAAGTAGTCAATTCTTTTGCTGATAAAATAAACAGAGAAGTTCAAAATGGAATTTCTGGTGTAGCACAAAAAATTGGCCAGTATGGAGGAAATGTAGGACAGAAAGTTCGTTCTGGTATTGAGGGATGGATAGGAACAAATACAACGTCAGCTTCAGTTCCTTTATATGGTAGTGAACAGAAAATAAACGACAATATTACAAGTTCAGTCAAAAGAATCACAGATAAAACACCTTTTGCATTTATCAATAAAACACAGTTGACAACTGATTCTATTGCACTATACATGCCCGACACAATTCAGTTTGATAGTCGCCAATCGTATGATGGTTTATCTCCGGGCAAAGAACTTTTAGGACAAGCACTTGTTGCTTTACCTGGTTTAGTTGATACTTATAGAAATGCTGCTCCAGGAACTGGTGGTAGAGCTGCTTTAGAAGCAATCAAAAAAACAGGAGCTTTGCAAGCACTTGGTGAAAGAGTGATTGGTGGAACAACTGGTGCCACAGATACAACTCGTCTAGGTGTTTTTGGCGTAACAGGTCGAGTAGTCAACCCTATGTTGGAATTGATTTACAACTCACCAGATTTTCGTCAATTTCAATTTGAGTTTTTCTTTTGGCCACGTGACGAAAGAGAAGCACTGGAAGTTCAAAAGATTATTGAACGTTTTCGTTTTCATCAGGCCCCAGAGCTAGAAAAGATTTCAGGTAAACAATCTGGTCTTTTGATACCACCATCGGAGTTCGACATTCAGTTTTTCTATGCAGGGCGCCAGAATCCAAACATTCCTCCAATTGCTTCATGTGTGTTAGAAAACATTCAAGTGAACTACACACCAAGAGGATGGGCAGCATATGAAGTTCCTGGTGAAAATAATCCCGATATAGGTCGCACAGGTATGCCAGTCGGTATTCAATTGACTCTTCAGTTCAGAGAAACAACTTATGTTACCAAAGAAGATTTTACTTCCGCTCAAGGTTACGGTTCAACAAAAGTAGATGTTGAACAATTGAAAACCCAAAACGGAGGAATTTTTTCTAAAAAATAATAAAAAATGGCAAACTATTTCAATTTTTTTCCAGCAACATTTTATAAGGTCGATGAGAGTGTCAATGCACTTGATGTTGTAACAAACATCACTTCAAGATTTGCATTTGAATCTTCACTCAAAGAAAACTCTAATGTTTTCTATCCATACGAAATAAAAGACTCAGACACTCCAGAATCAATCGCATACAAACTTTATGGAAGTTCTGAAAGGCATTGGGTAGTTTTGGTATTCAATAATATTATTGATCCTCAGTATGATTGGCCAATGAGTTATTCCAATTTCATAGACTATGTAAACGAAAAATATTCTGCAAACGGAGCAGCAAATACCACAGTTCAAACTGGATTACAGTGGGCAAAAAGCGAAAACAATATTCATTCTTATTATCAGGTAAACACAAGAAGTTCTGTTTCTCAGACATTTGATACCAAGACAATCAAAGAAAAAGTTCAAATAACAGCAAATAATTATGCTAATGTAATTGTCGGTTCAGTCACATACACTCTTCAAAATGGAAAGACAATAACCGAATCTGTTACAAAAGAAAAGTTGACATATTATGAATATGAAATGCAAGTAAATGAAGATAAGAGAAAAATTAAATTATTGAAGCCTGAATTTGCATCTGATGTTTTTGAAGAATTCAAACAGATTATTAGAGAATGACAACAACTTTACAAGATTCAACGCAGTTTAAAATAAAAAAGATTTCCATCGTTTCTAAAGGTGGACCAATCGACGTTTCTGCTGTATATGACGAAATCAATATTTACGATTCATTGTTCATGCCAATGATGACTGGAAATATTTTGATAACAGATGCAGTTGGACTTTCCAAATCTTTGAGTTTTGATGGTTCAGAAGTCATTTTATTTGATATTGAAAAAAGCTCAAACTTCTTATCATTTACAAAGTCGTTTAGAATATACAAGCAAACAGACCGCAAAAACGTAAATCAATCTGCCGAGAAATATATTCTACATTTTGTTGCCGACGAATTTGTTTTTTCTTTGCAACAAAAAGTAAATCAAAGTTATCAATCAACATATTCGGATATTGCACAGAAAATCTTATCGTCTTATTTGAAGCTGGAAAATAGGGACAAAGGTATAATTGAGAATTCTTTCGGTATCAGAAAAGTTGTAATACCGAATTTATCTCCTATCGAGGCAATAGAGTGGTGTGCTAAACGTTCATTGGATAATAGAAATGCTCCGAGCTTTATTTTCTTTTCTAATATTTTTGGCTACAATTATGTTTCTTTATCATCTCTTTTGAATAAAGACTCAATTTTGAAAGTCAACTTTGACCCTAAAAATTTATCCCAAAATGATGCTTTGGTTGAGATGAGTAGTGCTAGAGCATTTGAAGTTGTGATGCAAAATGATTCTATCGACAAAATCAAAAGCGGCGTAAATGCTGGTAAATTTATTGGTTTTGACCCTTTGACCAAAAGTTTTGCTGAGAAAAATGTTTCATTCGATGAACATTACAATCTTGTCGAACATTTGAATAAAACTCCAAATATATCAGAAATATTCAATAAAGATAACACAACTAATTTGACATCAGTAGATTCAAGAAAAGTATTGAGTATTTTTGGAGCAAACAGAAAGAACAGTTCATACATCAAAAAATATGACTCAGATTCAATTTCTAAAGTGGAAAATTATGAAAGTTTTCTTTTTCAAAGAAAAGCAATTTTCAAAAATCTAACCGCAAAAAGATTGAAAGTAGTCTTACCTGGTAATTTTCAATTGACCTCTGGATTCAATGTAGATGTGCTGACATCCGGCTTCAATAGAAAAACTAAAGATTCAACAAATGATGACCTTTCTTTGAATGGAAAATATTTAATTATAGCAGCAAGACATACTATAACAACCAATAAGCATGAAACTTTGATTGAGATTGCTACCGATTCAACGAATAATCCAGAAATCTATACAAGCAATCCCCAACAAAATGAATTACTCAAAAGCACGTAAATGAATTCAAGCGCATATGATTTTGCTGGCAGAGCAAACTTTATTTGGTGGGTTGGTGTCGTAGAGGACAGAAAAGACCCACTCAAGTTAGGTCGTTGTCGTGTTCGTTGTGTTGGTTGGCATTCTGCAAATAAAATGCAACTTGCTACGGATATGTTACCTTGGGCTATACCAAACATACCAGTAAACACCAATGTTGTATATACTCCCAAAGAAGGAGATATGGTGTTTGGTTTCTTTGTTGATGGAGAAAATGCTCAAGAGCCTGTGATGCTTGGTTCTTTTCCTGGCATACCACTAAGAGCAGCAAACAATCAAGAGCCTTTTACCGACCCAAGAACTTCTGCTGAACTTTCTGATGCTCCAGTAAAGCCATACGAATCTGCAACTAATTATCCACGTAAGTTAGATGAGCCAACAACATCAAGACTTGCAAGAAATGATGCCGACTATCCATCAGAAATCGTAGCATCAAAGAAAACAAACAAGGCAAGTAAAGTTGAGCCTAATCCATATTACAATGCAAAATATCCATATAATAATGTATATGAATCTGAGTCTGGTCATGCGCTAGAGTTTGACGATACGAAAGGTTCAGAGAGAGTTCATCTATATCATCGTTCAGGCTCTTATGTTGAATGGGGACCAGAAGGTGACAGAGCAGAAAGAATACAAAGAAACAAGTACACTGTTGTAGTTGGAGATGAAGAAGTTTACATCAAAGGTGATGTAAGAATATATGTTGACGGAGACTACGACTTGAATGTTACTGGCGATATAAGAATAAATGGTAAAACAATCAACCTCAATGATGGTGATAATGGAGCCGCCAGAATCGGTGATACCACAAGAGATAATGACACTGAAACAAATGGACCAGATACAGGAACAATTCAGACTGGTTCCGGCACAGTGTTTATCGGAGACTGAATAAATAAAAGATGTCAACCACAATAACTTCCAATAATCCAAGAATATCTTCTGAAAGGATATTCAAAGATTTAGACTTGAATTTTACTTTGCATCCAGTAAAAAAAGATGTGTCAAAGCACATCAACGAGTATGCAATTATAAATTCAGTCAAGAATCTGGTTTCGACCAATTTTTATGAGAAGCCTTTTAGACCAGAAATAGGGTCATCTGTTCGCAATCTTTTGTTTGAGAACGTTGACCCTTTGGTAGCATCAAGGCTTGAGAGAGCAATTGCCGAAACAATTTCAAATTATGAGCCAAGAGTTACAGTAACAAATATCAGAGCGCAAGCATCTCCTGATGAAAATGCATATGCGATAACGCTCACTTTTGTAATAGTAAATAATCCAATACCAATTACCATTGATTTCTTCTTAGAGAGAATTAGATAAAAATGGCAGATAGACTAAGAGTAACTGAATTAGATTTTGACACAATCAAACAAAATCTAAAGACATTTCTAAATCAACAAACTGAATTTACGGACTATGATTTCGAAGGATCAGGTCTGTCTGTTTTGCTTGACATTTTGGCTTATAACACCCACTATCAAGCATATTATCTGAACATGATTGCCAACGAAGCATTCATGGACACTGCATTGCTTAGAGATTCGGTAGTATCTCATGCCAAAGTTTTAGGTTATGTTCCTTATTCACGTAAAGCACCAGTTGCAACAATCAATTTCACGGCAAATACAAGTTCGAACGCTGCGGCAACTCTAACTATACCTAAAGGATTTAGATTTTTATCCAACGAAATAGACGGCGTTAGTTATGGTTTTGTTACTTTATCGGAAACAACGGTGACTAAAGCCAATAATGATTTCACTTTTGCTAATTTGCCAATTTACGAAGGACAGTTAGCATCATATTCATTCAATCATAATGAAGCAACAAATCCTAAACAAATTTTTACATTACCCGATACAAGTGTAGACACATCCACAATTGCTGTAACTGTTCAACCATCTTCTACGAATACACAAATTTCAGTTTATACGCTGGCTCTAGATGCAAGCAATACGTCAACGCAATCTGAAGTTTTCTATTTACAAGAGAATAGAAATCAGCAGTATCAAATATATTTTGGTGGTGGTATAATTGGTAAAAAATTGCCTGACGGTGCAGTTGTCAACATTTCATATCTTGTTACAAACGCTGATGCTGCAAACAAAGCAAATAACTTTGTTGCCACTTCATCTTTAGCAGATTCTCTTGGAAATTCTCAGAGTGATTTTATCATTGAACCTATAAGTGCTGCTGCTGGTGGTGCCGAACGTGAAAGTGTAGATGAAATC